ATAAATCGCCAATCGGTCATATTGAACGCCTTCAGGTTCTCCATTTTCCCACGAAACAAATTCGTCAAGTCCTGCGTCAACTAAATCTTCGGCAATAACGCCGTGATGTCGCCACAACCCGTCCTTACTGCCGTTATTACGAGCTATTTCAGCTTTGTCGTACCATGACTTCGGTTTCACCGATAAGATGCGGTGGAAATCGGTTTCTACCGGAAGAATGTCGGTTTTATATTTAGATGCAGAGGTACTTCGATACAAAACACCGCCACTTATTCGAACGTTAGCTGCTAAACTTGTTGTTTCATTATTAATGCCTTCCGATACAACTGGACCATTTAGGTACGTATTTCCAGTAACGTTAAGTTGATTGTCTACAAACAAATTAGTCCCGACTTGTAATTGTTTTAAAATAGAAGCATTTTCCCTAAATAAAGCGAAATCATAAAAATCAGTCCGCTTGTCAACGCGAACGTTTCCTGTGCTAGCGTACACTCTAAAAGAAGTTTCTCCTGATGCGTTTTGAACATTCCAATTTGTGTATTCGGAAAACTCGCTCGGTAGTATAAAGTTTCCGAAATTGTCCATTTTTATAGAGCGAGAACTTAAAAAATCTATTTCGCTGGCATTTAAAAGTATTTTATCTGCCGATACATCGATAGTTCCCCCGCTATTAAGTAAGCTGAAAACACGCCCCCCCGAAGGTGCTGCCTCTGTAAAACCTATAAAAGCGTCACCTAATCCGGCGGCGCCTGTCCCAACAGCAAACCTATAATCCGAGACAGATTTTTCAAACCAAATAAGCGCAGGAAACTCGAAAACGTTACTCGTTTCGTTAATATCTGTTTCTATCGATATTCTTGGAACGTCTCCGTTTGTTGTTTTTACAAAAAGTCCGTCATCCACAAGTTCTATATAAGTGTCGGGACCAGTCTCTTTTATCGTACCTCCCTCAATATAACTACCTAAGATATTAACACCAGAAATGTCGATAGCTGAAAGTGTACCTGTCGAAATGTTGCTAGCGTTCAAGTTAATGACGTCTAAGTCACCAGCACCCGCATCTAATGTTCCGCCAAGTAGACCTGCCGACACTTTTTCTAACGACCATATAGTACCTGTGTAGCGATACAACTCTGTTTCTCCTGCACCTACCGGCTTATACCATAAATCATTTTCGCTCATACCCTCAACCGGCTCTGTTTCGCTTCTAAATATCTTGTTCTTACCGTTAGCACTAATCTGTACATATTCAATCTCTTTGTCTAGTCGTTCTGTTTCTTGTGTGACTGTTTCTGTGATTGTTTGTGATAGATTACTTTTGATAGAACCAAACTCTAACGTTTCGTAACGATCGCGCAACGCATCATAAGTTACTTTAACAATTTTCGCTTCTGTTTCTATCCCTATTTTATCATAAATAATAGGAAGTGTGTCACATAAATCTATCTGTTCAACAACTGCTCTATCTTTGTAATTTAGTGTGCTTGCCAAGTCAATAAAATTAACCGTTATATTAACTTTTGGTAATCCAATGTTATTGTCTTGTACGTATTGCGTTGCTCTATCTCGTAATGCTTGTTCAGATGTAATTGATTCATCATCAAATGCAACCGTCTTAATTTTACGATGACCATAATTATCAACGTAATCACCATCGATATACTTTTCTGTTAGTGTGATACGTATCTTGTTACCTGACTCGTCCTCGTATACGCGATATGGATAGATGCTTGTGTACGTGCTGTTTATTTCTTCTTCTTGATTTAAGTCGATGATGTTCTTACCGTAAACGATCGGAACACCACGATTTTCACCACGTTGATTCCACAACATAATGTGATAGTTGTCAAATTGATATTCGCCACCATAATTTTGTAAGATTGAACCTTGTTTACCACCTAGCACGTTGCGTGCGTTTTGATAATCTTCAATGTTCCACGTCCCACTTTTTACAGTAAGTATGTCGCTAAACACACTGAAAGGTGTGTTGTCAATCAAGTTGTCTAACCACGTATTTAAAGCACTACCTGCGTTTCCGTTATATGAAACAACTGGATTTAAAGCGACATCGCGCGACAAGTAACTCACGTGTTCAGCGTATACAGTCACTTCGCCTTTTATCGGCTTATCAACACGGATAATTCTGAACAACTGGTCTTTGCTGTTAGGATTTGCATCAACTTTAATGTAACGATCGTTCTTCAATTCGTTAAACAGTTTTCCGTCAACGCTATATTTCATCTCTAGTTCAAAGATGCCGTTACGTTCTTCTGTGACGATTGCGCTTGTTGCATCTTTTAAAACACCTAAACCAAGCGACGTAAAACTTGTTTCTTTATTATCGTACAAAATTGGTATCATGTGACACTCTCCCATCTGCAATCCATCGTTATTTTAGTAACGTTACCTGTGATGGTAAATGTATTTTCTCCTGGGTCAATAACCGGGAATAACGGTCTAATACTACTGTTCATCTTTTCGTATTGTGGTAGATTGTCTTTGTACACGCTCATCAACTCGCTATCAATCGTAATGTAGTTATCTACTGACGTTAACACAATCCATTCTACGCCGTTTTTACGTATGGTTATATCACCAATACCCTCAATGTTAATTAACGGCTTAGATGGTCGTTTTTCACGATTGTCAATCGTTAGACCGTCAGATAAAAGAACTTCTTTCGACTGATATTTTATTGGTTGTACTCTAAAATTAATAACCGTGCGTCCGAATGTTTCTAACGTTCTCACTACATCAAATGTTTGGAAGCACATTGCTTTATATTGATAGTCTGGTGACCACGATAGTTCCAAGTCGCCCCACTCATTAGATTTAAGCCATTCTGTGATACGTTTTGATTGTCTATCAACATTATCACCATCTTTTAAATTTAATGTGATAGGTATTGAATAGTCATAAGCATTGTAACGTCCATTATCAATAGCTAAATCACCGTCACGACCTGGAACTTGAACAAACGACACATCACGTTCAGGACTGACAAAAGAAACATCATTATGAATTTTTATATTGTAGTTACGGCTATCTTCGCCGTTGAATCTAAACCAAGCCATCTAAACGCCCCCTTTGCCGGTCAAGAATCCATTGCGACTGTTCTAAAATTCTTGGAATGTCGCTATCTGTATTGTTTTCTATTTTCTCAATGTTGATTGTTGGTTTGTATTCTCGTAACGCTTTAATTAACTCTTTCATCATTGCGTTATCGTTGCTTGTATATCCTCCACCGACAACGTCAGCAGGGACGACACTCTCTCCCTTGTGAAGCATAGCAAGTCCGTCTGCTTTAACTCGATCAGTACCAATATCCAAACTTGGCACACGTGGTAAACTTACGTTAGGTATGTTGGGTATACCAAAGCTTTTACCACCAAACAACGGAACCCAATCTGGTATATTAAAGCTAGGTAACGCGTTAATCGCACGACCAACCGCATTAACCATTGTTTCGACACCGCCAATGATGCCGTTGACAATACCACCAATAATGTTTGCCACACCTTTTACAGTGTCTTTCATACCGTCCCACGCTCTATCCCAGTCTCCTGTTATAATTCCAGTCGCTGTGTTAAATATACCTTTAATCGTGTCTAGCGCACCGCCGACAACACGCTTAATTGTAGCGAAAATATTTTTTACTGTATCTTTCACTAAGTTGAATGTTATCTTCCAACCCGTAACAATATTGTCGCCCCATCTATCCCAAAAAGCTTTTATAAATTCAAGAACTGATTTTATAACGTCGCGCACTTGACCGATCGTTACACGTATAAATTCATAAACGGATTCAAAAATCGCCATAGATGCGCTTATAATGTCGTCGCCCCATTTATTCCACCATTCTTTAATCATATCTATGGCAACTTTGATGATTTCTTTCAGATTCTCCATCGTTGTTGAGAAAAATTCTTTTAGATTGTTCCAAACCGTCATAACTTTCGTTCGGAATTCTTCGTTTTGTGTCCATAATAATGTAAACATCGCCGCGAAAACTGCTAGCACACCAATAATAATTAACACGACCGGATTCATCGCTGTTAGAAACGCAATCACTGAAGATATACCACCGATAACTTTGCTGATAATCAATACGAGCGGTCCAATCGCCGCAACAACAGCTAATACTGTTAAGATAGTTTTTTGCGTTTCTTCATCAAATCCGCTGAACCATTCAATTACTTTTCTTACTCCATCAATCAAGTCGTTTATCATCGGTAACAGCAACTCGCCAAAACTCGCTGCTAAATCGATTGCTTCCGTTTTTGCTAGTTGCATCTTAGTCTTAGCATCTAAGTTTTCTTCAGTGTAAGCGTTCAAAGCATCGCCAGATTGTGCATATACTTCGCTTAGTAATACTTCCGCTTGCATTTTTTTATCTACTTCGTCAGTTGATGATGCCAAACCCATCGCAACCGCTTTTTCTTTAACGGTCGTCGCATCTAACTGAATCCCTAATGATTTCAAGCTGTCATATTGACCAGTCAACGCACTGTTCATCGCGTTCATAACGTCTTGTGATGTATGCGTACCACTGTTGAAGTTAGCCAATGCACCTGCAACGTGCATAAATTCACCCGTCATTTCTGTCGCTTGGTCGCGAGCGAAACCGAGGGGCACAAGTAGATCCTGGACGCCACTAGCCATAGATTGCGCTTCTGCTTTTGTGGCAGGCGTTAACTTTTGAAACTCGGTGATAAACTCGTCTGCTTGATCAGTCATGCCCTCGAAAACCGTGTTGTATTTTGCTTCCGTTGCTTCTAAGTCCATAGCGGATTTAGCGAAACCTGCAAATAGTCCGGCAATCGGTAACGATACGCCTGTTGTCAGTTTCTTACCTATCTTACCAAGATTATCGGACGTCTTTTTTAACTTCTTCTCGATAGACTGCATATCTTTGTCAAACTGTTTGCTATCTATCTTCGTATCTATCTTAATGCTTCCATCTGCCATTTATTTCACCTGCCTTTTAAAGCGTTAAATACGCTGTCTAGCGCTTTATCGTTATTCTTAGGCTTATTATCTTTCTTGAGTGCATAAACACGCTTCATCGCTTTTAAATGCTCCACTTGGTCTTTATTGTACTTTGTTAGTGGCGGTATCTTTGCCACACGATACCCAATTGCTTTTTTAAACGGTGTGTCATCACTTAACTGTCTTAGTAACGTGCTAAACTTTGTAAACGATAGCTTATCTAATTCGTTAAGCAAGTCGATATTGTAGTCTTGTAAAAACGATGCGTAAATTAACTCGCTGTCTTGCGTGAAGTTATAAATCGGATCGCTTTGTTCTTCATCGTCTGCTTTCTTATCAAACAGATAATCTATCACTTTATCATACATCGCTAGTAACCATTCTACATCTTGTGTTAACCCATCATCATTCAAACACTCGACACCTGTTGCAATCTCAACCGCTAAAGCTAGTTTTTCGCCATCTTCTAGCATGTCATCTTCTAGCATCTCGACAAGTAACAACACGTTATTAAAAGTGTCGTTAATCTCATATGTTTGTCCGTCATGCTCGATAATATTTTTCTTTACGTGTGTAAACATCTAATCACTTCTTATATCGTTTAATAGCGTCGCCTTTTTTCTTTTGTACATTCTCACCTAGAAATACTGCAAGCCATTCACTAAATAACTGCATGTTGTACATTGATTTTCCGCTAGCTTCATAGATTTCAGTGAAGTTACCTTTTCCTAAGACCAAATCAATAAATGATTCTAGTTCTTTTAAGCTATCATCAATCAGTTGTAATTGTTGTTCTTCTGATAAATCGCCTTTCGATCGTTCCTCTAATTCTTTTGCGCGCGATTCGTATTCTTTGATGCTCTTAATGTATTCTTTAATCTTTTCATCGCTGAAATCAACTTTATATGTCTTTCCGCCAATTTTAAATTCTTCATAGCTATTATTAAACTTAAATTCTTGCATATTCATTCTCCTTTTAAAAAAGAGGATAACAATCTAATGCTATCCCCTTGTGTTATTATACTACCGGTGGCGCTTCTGTATATGTCGGTTTGCCATTGAAATGTACACCGAACGAGATTTCACTCTTAGCGTTCGCTGCACCGCCACCGATACCACTAGTAATCGTTACAGTAGCCGGACCTGCAAAGATACCACCCTTTGGATCAGTTACACTAAAGTGACAATTACGCGCACTACCTAACGATAAAACTTTTCCAAAAACAAAGTCTTGCGCTGCATCTCCGTATAAACGATGACCGGTAAATTCAAACGTTAACTGCGCACCAATAACATCAGTTGTTAAAAATCCATCACCGTCCAAATATGCAGTCTGGTCTGTTTCTTCGTTGTTTTGTACGTCCACTTCTGATAAACCCGCACCGAGTGTGTTGAGTGTCGTGCCATCTGCGCCGATTTCAAATAGATATGCACTATTTAAGAAAAATTCTGCCATGTTTTAACCTACCTTTCAAATTCAAAATTATAAATCGCTGTAAATTCATATTCTTTATGTTCTGTCTTATCGATAAAATTAGGATTCGTCGTTGCTTGTATGTTTGTTAGTCCATCAATCGGCAATCTCTTAAACTGCCATAAGTCGTGAATGTCTTGAATCGTTTTCCAAGCCGTTTGCCATTTGTTATGTCTAACTAGCACTTGTATACCCAATACATACGTTCTACCACCGTTTAAACGATAGTTGTCGTCTGTTGTCGGTGTCGTCTTAATAGCAATGCTGTTTCCGTCTTTTAACGTCATAGGCATAATGCTATCAAACAATGTTAGTGCTAGTTCTGTTTCTCTTACAATATCCGATAACATTAAAACCCTCCTTTAAACGCTTTAGACGCAACATCAAGCCATCTGCGCTTATTTTCCGCCTTACTAGCTTCAAACCATAGCGCTTGCGCCTTGCTATTCCTGTCTTTGCTAAAACGCATCTGCGTACCATAATACAATCGTCTAACGTATTTAGTAGACCATACTAACAAACCACTTCCCGGGATGCTATGAATAATACTGCTATTTACTAAATTTCCTGTGTCTTTCGGTGCATATTCGTTCGTATCTTTTAGGATTTGTTGGTCAAGAATAAACTGTGATTGTTGTGAAGCTTTGTCATATCGCTTTCTAACTTTGCGACGATTAAACGTATAACTCATACGAGTTTCACCTCTAAATGATGCAACGTATCAGCATAAACTGGCTCAACCTCTGTTATAAACATCTCTTTACCGTCAAACACAACTTTTGATTCTTCGACAAAGTCTACTTGCGGACTAGTATTAACCACATCAACAAACATTAACGCGTTATACGTTTTGTTCTCGCTATCGGCTGTTTGATTAAACCGACTGTTATATTGCACGCGTACATTATAGATAGTGATAGGCTCTGAGTAGATGATTTCATCTTCCCATGAATCAATACCCTCGTATTCTCTATACGTGACTGTGTGCGGTAGTAATTGCTTTGATATAGGTTTAATAACCATATCGACTAACTCCGCTGTACAACAAACCAGTTGGCTTTAGATAACCAATAACGTTAGCATCAACTTGCGATTGTGATGAATCGCTTCCACTTGAACCACTACCACTAGAATAACTAAAGTTACCGATATTCACACTGTCATAACCTGCGCCGATTACATCAAGACCACCTTGTTTTTGCCATGCTTCAACTTGTGCACACGTTGCTTTCTTGATTTGGTCTTGAAAGAACGGATCAAGTGTATTAATGTCGATTGCTTTTAACTTGTAATTAGTCAGCATATCAATATAATCACTTGCGCGTGCTAGCATACGTGTTAACTCTGTTGAATTTACTTCGACGCCTCTGAATGTACCGTTGTAATATGTTTTATCTGCGTACAAATTACTCACCCCCTAAAAGGGAAGCGCCTTACTTAGACGCTTCGCTCTTTTTGGTTTGTGGCTTTTTCTTTTCTTCTACAACTTCATATCCACGCAACTTGTACTCTTTCAATTGAGATTCATCAATTTTTAAAGCTACGTTTAATTTTTTAACTTTAATCATTTAATAACCTCCTATACTCCTGCAATAGTTGATGTGAACACACCGTCAGTTTTTTCTGCCATGACGAATAAGTCGCCGTACATACGATTTTGGTATAAGTAACCGTCACCTTGTGTATGTTGTCCCGGTTGGAACAAGTAAACACTGTTGTATTTGGCTTTAGCGATAACTGCCGGCTTAGCGACAATCATGTAGTTAATTTGTTTAGCCCCTACGTCCGGAGTAAATCCATCCGTGAAGTCAAACGCTGTGTAGAATCGTTCTGAATCCCATACCTCTTTGATTTGTACACCGTCCATAGCTGTTACACGCGTGTCAATAACGCCTTGACCTGTTTGAACGTCAATGTTACGTGTAAACTTAGCAGACTGTTCTAATGCGTCCATAACTGCACTAGATACATAGATGATAATGTTAGATGGCCCATATTTACGAATCGGTAACAGACGTTGTTTTAATGTAGCGACAACATTATCAGATGTGATTGCTTCATCTGCGCTAGTTCCAACTGTTGCTAGTTTAGAAAAACGATAAGCGTCTGTTTCTGGAATAGCTTGCTCATTTGTGAATACGTTCGTTACATTAGCAGCGCTTGCCGCTTGATTTGATTCATCAACATCAGCGCGATCAACGAAAAACTCAACATCTCGGTCAAAGTCTAATGTATATGTCGCATGTGTCACTTCTACGCTACCTCGATTGTAACCACCGTTACGACTGTGAGCTTTATATCCACCTGTTACAACTGTTGGCACTTTAAACGTCTTAGCATCTAACCAATTTACGTTAGGTGTTTCTAATTCCGCTGTCAAAAGCCCCTGTGTTAGTTTTTGGTCTAGTTCTCTTTGATACTTCTCTGCATAGTTAATAGCATTTACCATTTATAAATCACTCCTGTTTTTGTAATCCCAATCCCTGTAAGAATGGGTCGATTTTAGCGTTTGTACCCTTATGTTCACCGGTCGAGTAAGATGGTTTCTTTTCTTCTTCCGCTTCTTTAAATAAATAAGGATCGCTTTCCTTTAATTTTTCTACTTGCTCTTTTAGTCCTACAAACTCACCGTTATCAAACTTAACTGTATCTAAGTCTAACAACGATTTCACCGCTTTCGTGTTTTTGACCTCACTTGATAACGTCTTATCTAAGTTAAAGTCAAACTGTTGTTTTGTTAATTTTTCTTCATATTCTGTTTTCACTTGCTCATTCTGTTGCTTCAATTCTTCAATTTGACTAGTCAATTCTTCATTGCCTTTAGCTTTTTCAGATAAAGCATTAAGTTGTTCGTCACGTTCTTCCAGTTGAGTTTTATAATCATTGATTTGCGCTTCCAAAGTATCGTACTTTTCAGCCTTGTCTTTTAACTCATTCACTGATTTACCGTACTCACTCATAACTTTATTAATCGCTTCATCTTCTAAGCCTAATTCTTTAAGTAGTTCTCTGTTCATAATAGCATCTCCTTACGCTGCTTTAACGTGTTGCGAACACGATAGGATTTAACAGTTTAATGTCATGTTTAGGACAAGTTACTAACGTATGTAACTAACGAGATATTAGATCACCACCTCTCTACGCTAGATAAGTTGGTTTTTCTTCTTGTTTCAGTTTCGCTACTTCCATAGATAAATTAATCAGTTGATTCTCTAACTCCATAGATAAATTAATCAGTTGATTCTCTAACACGGTGACGCGTCGTTCTAGCTCTTTAATCTCTTTCTTATTCAACAAGTTATCACCTCCTAAACTATCTGTTCTCTATTACGCCTACGCGTTCTATCTGTCTTATCGATAAACTCACGCATATTCTTTTGTTGCGCTCTTACTTTTTGTTTCGCGATTGCTACACCCTCATTATCTCCCAACGCTTCTAACATCGATTGTTCACGTTTCGCTTTACGTATCTGTCTTTCAATGTATCTTTGTTGCTGTGATTCTTTATAAATACGATTATTTTCTTCTTCATTATATCTTATATTCGTCTTTTTGGAAACCCCTTGTATATATGGGTATTTCACGTGACCACAGTTAACTCCAAACAACTGACTTGGACCACTCGGTACGTCTTTTAAAGACGGAAAACGTCTACTATTACCACTTACAGAATATATTTTCCCTTGATATGGTGCGCAACCCGGTCTAGCGCCTGCATGCGACGATACCTCAACTAAATCCACGCCATATTCTTTAAATCGTTCATCTTGCATAGCGTTAGCGACGTTGTTAACTTGTGTGCGTGTAATCATGTTCACATACGCTTCTGTTGACCATCTTCGACCGCGTTTGTCAATTAATGCAGGTATACCAATATCAGCCCATTCACCAGCAACTTGTCTTAGTGCTTCCTGTGGCGTTTTTAAGCCTACTGTGACCTCATTAGATACACGATTGACTATATCTAAGTAAGCTTGTTCTGATTGCTGTAGCATCGTTGTATTGACGATATTCACACGTTCTTTTGCTTCTTCTAATACGGTTGTGATGATGCTCGCTAACTGATTAGATTCTCTTATCGGTGGCGCTGTATTTAGTCGCCCTTTTTCAGCTTGTTCACTAAGAAATTCCTCGAATTCATCAACTGATTCAAAACCTGCTTTTTCAATCGTTTCTAGTAGCTTTCGTTCAACACCTGCCTGCTTGTTTATGATTAGTTCTCTATTGCTATTGCTCAATGTCGCTAGATTGTTCTGTACTTCAATAGACCATGTGTTTATATCGTCTATGTCCGCTTCAGCTATCTTTTCAGCTATATTCACAAGTAAGTCGGTTTCTAACTCTAAGTATATATCAGTAAACGCAACAGATAATTGATCGATACGTTGCTTATTCATCTCCAAACAGTCCTACTTCACCGCCACTAATCATTCTGTTTTCACCGTCAATCATTTCTAACCATTCTTGTGCTTCTTCATCAGTAAGACCATTTACTTTAGCAATAGCTTTAATTTTCGGCATCAGTTTGTTTTGTACTAGTGTGATGATTCTAGCTTGTTCTGCTGTCTTATCTTCAGCGATACTATCATCAAACTTAATAGCGACTTCATAGTCCGGCACTGCGCCTAAATTGAACGCTTGTGTAAGATACGCGATCAAGTCTACTAAATCTTTAAATGCTTCCGCTAGTAATACTTCATGCGACTGTTTTGTTTTGAATGTCTTACTCTGTTCGCTCACAACTTCCGTCGCTGTCTTGACGCCACCATCTTCAAAAGAGAATGTTCCGCTACTGAATCCTGTTTGTGTTGCTAACATTTTTAGCATTAGTTCAATGGCTCTGATGTGTTCATCCACTCGTAACTCTACTTTAATGTCGGTAATGTTGTTAGCTTCCATATCACCACCACCATTAAACGCTTCATACGTTTCATCTTCTGTATCAAAGTAGCGCACTAAGTTTCCGTTATTGTCCGTTACCGTCTTAATCATATTGGCAGGAACAATAATACGCTTCTTACCAAGCACAAACTCCCTGTTAAGACTGTCAATCATTCGGTCAATCGTATAGATAGTATCTAGTGCGTTTGCGTAAATCGATACACCTAGTGGACTATCGCTATTAAAGTTGTTCGCTTCATTTGGCTTGATGTAAACAAACATTGTGTTTTTATCTAGTCCGTTAAAGTAAACAACTTCTTCTAACTCGTCAAATGCTTCTGCAAGCGACACCCTAATACCTAACTTGTCATCATATTCTGACCGATATAATTCATTAGTGATCCGATAGCGTTCATTCTCCCATTCATGCCATTCTAAATGTGTGTAATGATATTTACCACGCTTGAAGCGGTTAGTGAAGAACCCCTCTTTAATATTTCCATTCTCCCATGCTGTTGGGAAAAAGTTTAACGCGCTTACAAAACTTAGTTTAATTTTGTTGTCTTGCACATAAGGTTTAATTACCATGCCTGACGTTGCTAACGCTCTTTCATAATGAGATTGCATGTTATAATAAAACTTGTTATCTTTCAGTATCGTTTGCAAGTAGTCATTGAATATGTCGTTATCTACGTTAAACTCTACTTTCTCGTTGAACACTAACGTCGCCATTTCTTTGGCAACCATCTTTGGCATATTCACCGTTAATAGTCGTCTTGTCATTGACTTAGACAATAATTTGTAGCTGTATTCGTGTTCGCCATCTTCTGGATAACCTCGATACAAGTCCGTCCACAGTGCAATGCGATTGTATTCTTCTTCGTCAATGTAAACTTTCTTGTGATTGCGTATGTCGTTTAATTCTTTAATAATGCCCAATTTACTTAGCCACCCCCTAATAGTATCTTTTACTTTTTCAAACATTCATTCACCACCTTATAATACATACCGTTTGTAATGGTAATTAATGGAATATCTAGTTTCATCCATGCTATGATTGTAATCGTCAATAGGCTTACCGTTTTTATCGCGTGCGTACATACTGATTTCTTTTAAGAAATGATAGTGATCGTATGTGTCGTTCTCTACTAGATAAAACAATCCATCCGTTAATGCGTTTTGCACACGTTCGATACCTATCTCGATGCCTTTACCTGTTCCACGTGCTTCTCTAGCGTTGTTATCGGCTTTATCTGTATCTATGTTAATCATGTGTAGTTCCTCCCTTAAGCTCTTACAAGCGGGGTCAACGAATACATGTGAGAAATACATATCATATTCGTTCTTACACCAGTTGATAAACTCTTTTATTTCTTTAGCATAGACGCTCATAGCTTTCACTTGTCCTGTATCAGCTCCACTGTGATAGTAATGCGCTACTCTGTACAGTCTGAACGTCTTGTCTTTCATACGCGTAACGATATTGCAACTCGCACTGGTTGCGTCTGATTGCCCTCCGTCGGCAGTGAAGAACATTTCAATCGGTTTACCCTCAATCGATTCTTTTATGTGTTCGTCATGGTTAAACATTGAGTATATAACACCTGTTGGAATAACGCGTTGTCCTAACCAGTCACGTTTATATAAATACGGATTCTTAGACAACGTTTCTTTTATCTCGTCTTTACGCTTACCTTTTATAATCGGATTGTCATCAATCGTCCAGTGTGTCCATCTTGTATCTTGTACGTCAAACACTTCTTTGATAACCGGGTGGTGTGGTGCTGGTGGGTTTAAGTCGGCTAAGTGGTATCTGTCTTTAGCGGCGAACGTACGTCTAAACGCTTCTTGTATTGCGTTCATATGCAACAGATCAATCTCACAAAATACGACACTACCCAAGCTCATACCTTGAAATGCTTTGTGACTATCGGCTTTACCGCCACCTTTATAAAACACACGTCTAACGCCTTTTTTAGTCGTTACTTCTAAATAATCACCATCATCACTATGCTTTTCCTTAGCTAAATCGCCAAATATATGTTTTAAGCCCGTTCCATCACCCTCTATAAATAAGCGGTGCGCCTGTTCTTGGTTATAAGCTAATATTAAATGATTCTCATCTTCTGTCTTTGTTAAATAAGCAGCGTATCTGAAATGGCCTGCTGTTGTCTTTCCCGACCTGGGCGTGCCCTCGTTAACTTCCAACGTTTTATTGAATGGACGTTGTATGATTTCTTTCTGTTTATCTGAAAAAGTGAACAAGGTAAAACCACCCCCTTATTTATCCTGCAACGCTTCTGTTAATGCGTCTAATAAACTTGTGTCTTTCGTTGTTTCTTTGATTAACTTCGTCTTAGCTTTCGTTTGTTCTGTATCAGCTTTAACTTTCGCTTGCTGTTGTTCGTTCATGTCTGTATAACCGTAATTCTTCATAATGAATATCTGACCAGGCTTACCCTCTGCAATTACTCTTTCTTCCCAACTTGCCAAAATTACATCGCGCGCCTTTTTGATAATGTCGAAATACTTTTCTCGTTTTGCATAGTTATAGATTGTTTGTCTATCTACATCTAACCATACAGCCATTCCTGCGATCGTATAAGGTTTTCCTTTTTCATCACAGTAACGGAAATACGATTTGATTTGTTCGTCAAGTTGTTCGGGTGTATCAAATATTAATGGTTTACCACCTTTATTTACAGCCATGTTTATCACCACCTTTTTTTATTCTCTCATATATCTTTTTAAATGTTCTACAAAGTTATTTATACTACATTTCTCTAAATTATGTTTTTTATCGTTATTACTGTATTCATCAAAGAAATGTTTACTATATTCTTTAACGTCGTAAGACGTTACTTCTCTTTCAAATGTTACTACATTGTTTATGTTCCTATGTTTATATCCAAAGTAATTGTAGTATTCTTGTAAAAAGGTTTTAACATTGTCGTCGAATTCATAATTCGATGTTAACTGTTTCGTTCTTTCTGTTTCACTAAGTTCAGTATCACTATGTACCAAACTTTGTAGTTCCGGTGTTACAATCTTTGTAGTTCTTGTGTTACAACTTTTGTAGTTCTCTACTCCCTCAACGGTTTCAGGCTTCAAAATATACAATTTGTTTGGTTTTCCTTGACCAATCCTCACACTTTCTAACAAACCGTACTTGATCAATGCCTTTTTATTCGTGTGAATGGTTGTTGGTGATTTCTTTTGTAATTCTGCCAATTTTCTTGTATCGAAAAAGAAAAACACGTTTCCGTTTTCATCAACCCATTCGTTTTTTATCGATATGTCTTGTCTATCTCTTAATATTGAATATGTTACTTTGGCGCTATCAGATAAACCTTTATACTTTTCGTTCTCGTATAACGGTTTAGGTAATTGATAAAACCTAATTTCACTAACTTCATTAGCGGTGTATCTTCTATTCATTTCATCTACTCCCTATTAGTGTATTTGTAAGAGTAATCCCTACTCAATAGGGTTTCGGGAAACGATGTACGGTCGCTGTCCTCTTACTTACCATTATAACATAAAACCGCACATTATAACAACTTTATCAACATTTGTCAACACAAAAAGACTTACAAATGAATGTAAGCCCTCTTGTTGCACATAGTGATGTCTATATATCATACTATTTTTTTATAATTGCCGTGTTTCCGCACGACGGTTGTCAGTGTTTCCGCACCAACACCTTTATTATAACATAGAAAAAGCACCTATTCCAGTTGAATAAGCGCTTTTTACCAAAGGAGGAAATTATCAAACGTATGTCTGACAATTTCA